GGCACGAAAGGCTTGGGAAGTTGCAGTTGCAAAAACCGACCCTGATGTTATTATTTCCAAAGCCGCTTTGTTTGCGGCGAGTGTAGATGGCAAAGACAAAAAGTTTATCCCGCACCCAGCTACATGGTTAAATCAAGAAAGATGGGATGATGAAATATTCGCTCAAGCAGACAGCGAACAAGATCAACAGAACTTAGTGCATAAGATATTTGCAGAAATGGTAAAGCCAAATGCGTGATGAACAGATACAGGAATTAACACTTAAACTTCTTAGCCGCCTTAACCCACCACGGGCGCTGACAGGCCAAGCACAAGCAATTAAGGATGAAGCCACGTTCCTTGCCAAGTGCATAAACAAGGTAGCCCCAAGCCAAGGTTTGACCGAATGGTTTGGTGAATTTGAAGAGGCGGTGTTGGGTAACTTAGAAACTCGAACATGGCCCACAGCAAAAGAGCTATCGAAAGCGGCGCAGCAAATACGAAAAGCCAAGCCTGTTTTTGCAAATGAAAGCAGCGAAAGCGAATGGCTTTTAAACCCGGTTACAATTAACGCAAAGCGCATCCAAGGCGGTCATCCGGTTTGTGAAACATGGTTAAATGGTAAACGGGCGCAATCAATGCTGGCGACTGGTATGATTACTGAGGCTGATCTTAATCGGTACAAAAAAGCGGCAAGGTTGCAAAATGAGCAAGTCTATGCTTAAATGCAGATACTGTTCTTCCAGACAGTCTGCTCTGGTCAACTTGTCCTGTTGTTGACCGCCACCTATGACAGAGGGAAATCCTCCCAAAACTTCCCTCTGTCTTTTTATTAGCGCACCCTGAAAAGGACGTAAACGATGAACAAACAAAACTGGCCAGCAGATAAAGTGGAACGCAGAAGCATAGGGAGCATCATACCTTATGCGCGAAATAGTAGAACACACAGCGATGAACAGGTGGCGCAAATAGCAGCCAGCATTAATGAGTGGGGTTTTACCAATCCAATCCTTGTTGACATAGATGGAGAAATTATTGCTGGGCATGGCAGACTTCTCGCTGCGCAAAAGCTCGGTTTGAAAGAGGTTCCCTGTATTACCGCTGTTGGGTGGTCTGACGCCCAGAAGAAAGCCTATGTCATTGCCGACAACAAGCTGGCTTTAAACGCTGGGTGGGACAACGATATGCTTGCCGTAGAATTTGGCGAGTTAAAAGAACTTGATTTTAATTTAGACCTTATTGGATTTGACCCCGACGAGCTTGCTAACATCCTGAAGGAGCCTGAAACCGAAGGTTTGACCGACGAAGACTCCGTGCCAGAAGTTCCAGAGGTTCCTGTTACGGTCGAGGGCGATGTTTGGCTTCTTGGTCGGCATCGGTTGATGTGCGGGGATAGCACTAGTGTTGAGCATTTAGAAAAACTTTGTCAAAGCCAGCTTGTTGATATGTGGCTGACTGACCCGCCGTATAACGTCGCTTATGAGGGGGGCACTAAGGAAAAGCTGACCATCCAGAACGACAGCATGTCGAACGACGCCTTCCGGCAGTTTCTCCGCGATGCCTATTTCGCAGCAGATGCGGTGATGAAGAATGGCGCTGTGTTCTACATTTGGCACGCAGACAGCGAAGGCTACAACTTCCGCGGCGCGGCTGCCGACATTGGCTGGCCTATCCGTCAATGCCTGATCTGGAAGAAGTCGAGCCTTGTCATGGGCCGTCAGGACTATCACTGGATGCACGAGCCCTGCCTCTACGGCTGGAAGGAAGGCGCATCGCACCTCTGGGCATCCGACCGCAAGCAGACCACCATCCTTGAGTTCGCCAAACCCAGCCGCAACGGCGAGCACCCGACCATGAAACCTGTCGAGTTGTTTGAGTATCAGATGTTGAACAATACCAAAGGCAGCGACTTGGTCCTTGACAGCTTTGCTGGGTCTGGGACCACTGCGATTGCCTGTGAAAAGCACGGGCGCATGGCGCGCCTGATGGAACTCGACCCCAAATACTGCGACGTCATCATCAAACGCTGGCAAGAGTTCACAGGCAAGTCAGCGGTAAATGAACAAAGCGAACAGACCTTTGCAGAAATGCAAGAGTCTCGCGGCACTGGTGGGTGAGGTAAACTGTAATGATGCAGAGCCTCAAGGAAGCCCCGTCAGTGCCGCAAAAACAATCTAAGAGTATGTCATTGGTCGAAGCGACCACAAACGTGCTGATCGGTTATATAATCGCAACGGCAGCAACCTACGTCATACTGCCACTGCATGGGTACAGCGTAACAACAACAGACGCTTTGTCTATATCGCTTGCCTTTACTGCAATATCACTTGCCCGGTCTTATCTTTTAAGAAGGGTTTTCAATAGGTTGTAATATGACAGAGAAAAACAAAGGTGGAAGACCATTAATAGTGCTTACCGATGAACAAAGAAGCGAGCTTGAAACCCTAGCCGCTGTTTTAAACGTAGAACAAATTGCGGATTACTTCGGTATCAGTCGCCGCGTTTTCTATGATATTATGGAGCGAGATGAGGAAGTTTCTGCACAGTATAAAAAGGGTAAAGCAAAAGCCGTTGGTTTTGTTGCGCAAAATTTAATTCAGAAAGCCAGGTCTGGTGATTTAGGTGCGCAAATATTCTATTTAAAAACCCAAGCTGGCTGGAAAGAAACGCAAAGGCTTGAGGGCGCTGGTAATGACGGCGAACACGTCTTGGCTTATAAGTGGTTGGATGATGGCGACGAGGACGATTAATTACCGCCCCAGAAAGCATTTAAAGCCGTATCATGCCCGAAAGCAGCGTTGGGCGGTGATCGTGGCTCACAGGCGCTTTGGTAAAACGGTTGCGGCTATCAATGACCTTATACGGGATGCGCTAACAATACCGCGCAAGAATGTTCGCGTTGCTTACATTGCCCCATATTACAGACAGGCCAAAGCTATCGCTTGGGATTATTTGCTGGAATACACCAAGGACATTGAAGGCGCAGTTTCTAACGCCAGTGAATTGCGTGTGGATTTCCCTAATGGTTCCCGCATACGTTTATTCGGCGCTGATAACTACGATGCTATGCGTGGGCTGTATTTCGACAGCGTTGTGCTTGATGAACCCGCTGACTTCCCGGCTAATGCTTGGCCTGTTGTTATTCGCCCCAGCCTTGCTGATCGTAAGGGCCGCGCCACATTTATCGGAACGCCCAAAGGCAAAAACGATTTCTGGGATATATACCACCACGCACAATCTGATCCCGCTTGGTTCTGCGCAATGTATAAGGCCGACGAAACAGGCATATTGGATGACGAAGAGCTATCCGAAGCCAAGCGCACTATGGGTGAAGATCGGTACGCTCAAGAGTTTCTTTGTTCTTTTGAAGCGGCAATCCAAGGCGCATATTATGCTATGGAAATGAAAAAAGCCAAAGAGGAAAAGCGTGTATCAAACGTGCCGTATGATCCCGGCGTTGGTGTAATAACCGCTTGGGACTTGGGTATTGGCGACAGCACTGCCATTTGGTTTGCTCAATATGTCGGTAAAGAAATACGCTTGATTGATTATTATGAAAGCAGCGGCGTTGGTTTAGACCATTACGCTAAGGCTTTAAGTGAGCGTGGATACCATTATGATCGGCACATATTGCCCCACGATGTTCGCGTGAAAGAGCTTGGCACAGGTAAAAGCCGTTTAGAAACTTTGGACGCGCTGGGCATTAAAAACGTAGATATTGCGCCACGGCTGGGCATCGAGGATGGCATACAAGCCGCTCGTTCTATGTTGAACCGTTGCTGGTTTGATGAAGAAAAATGTGATCGAGGCATCGAGGCGCTTTTGCAATATCGGCGTGAGTTTGACGAGCGCATGAAGTCTTGGCGCGGTAGACCTTTGCACGATTGGACTTCACATGGTGCAGATGCGTTTAGATATTTGGCTGTTGGTTATAAACCTGAAGTCGAATGGGGCGCACCAATCAAGCGCGGATTGCGTGGAATAGCATAATGTGATAGGTTGCTATTAACTTTCTGAGGTTTGGTTATGGCAAAGATGACAAAAGCACAAATTGCAAGAGCAAGGGCTATGTCGGAGCGCCGGGGTGATCCATACCCCAATGCGTGGTCAAATTTAAAAGTCATTAAGACGGACGCAAAGAAATCTAAGAAAAAACCAGTAAAAAGGAAAGCGTAATGGGCTACGGTAAAAAAGGTATTGGTAAGAAAAAAGGCGGAAGAAAGAAATGAAGACTGGTAAGTATTCTTCAGCAGCATCTTTTAAGCCATGCAAAGGTTGTCCAACACCCGGTAAATGCGCAATGGCTGGCAAGTGTTTAGCAAAGGCTTAAATATTGGCTGATATATTTTCTGAGCTTAGTAACACAAACTCTAAGCCAAACTTAATGAATATGTTGGACCCTGCAAATGCTTCTGGCTGGGAAGCAGAGGGTAAAAGGCTTGCCGTCAATCTGCCTGAAGTTGCGGTGCGAGATGCTGTTAAATTTGTAGCTGAAATGACCCCTATTCTTGGAGACTCGATGGCTGCAAAAGAGCTGTGGGATATGGTGACATCCGACAATCCAAACTGGCCGCTTATCGGCGCTATGGGCGGCGCTGCGGTTATCGGTTTGATTCCTGGCATTGGTGATGCGGCTGCAAAGGGCATAAAGGCTGGCGCAAGAAAGATGCTTGTGAGGCCGAAGGTGGCTTCAACTCAAGCTGCATCCCCAGCTCAAGAGGTTGCTGACTTACTGGCGTCTGGTCGCGCCAACGAAGTTACCAACGAGATGCTTGGTAAGCTGACTCCTAATGACAGTGCAGAATTGCTTGAGTTGTATCAGAGAGGCGCAACGGGCATGGACTTGCCAATGGATGAGGCGTCACGGATGGCGCGAGCTTCTGAACAGGGCTATGCTGGAGATTATTTCCATGGCTCAAACCTTGACTTTCCGGGCTTTGACAACAGCACAAGAGGCACGTTTCTAACTAATAGCCCTGCCGTCGCAGATAGTTATGTTGCAAAGGATGGTGGCACTATTTATCCAGCTTTAGTGCGCGGCGGCTCTGACTTCCCTGTGGTAGAGGGCGGCGGTAGGTTTTACAGTGACATCCCGCAAAGCGCCCTTCCCGAAGAGCTTGAATTTATGAAATATGACATTGGCAGTGATATTCCGCTTATTACCGACAATGTTGTCTCAAGGGCTAGGGATGAGCGACTACCGGGGGTCATCTTCGAAGACATTATTGATCGAGGCCCAAATCTTAAACAATATCGCGGTGAAACTGATTTAATGGCTCAAGATAGAACTAGGCAAGCGGCTGTTCCTTCTGATGTCATTAATACCTTAGACCCATCAAGGGTTCGCTCCAAATTTGCGCGTTTTGACCCGCGCCTGTCTAACTTGAAAGATTTATCGGCGGCAATAGCATTTATCCCCGGCGGCTTGATAGCCTTACT